AGTACCAGTAAATATAACTCGTTGTCCTGCATAACCTGCGAAAGTGCTTGCATCAACACTTGCACCTGTAATTAGTGCGCTACTAGCCACGGCTGATGAACCATCTATGTAGTTACCTGACACAGTGCCAGTAGTAGTTATATTAGCTGTACCTGCACTTATAGCGCCGTTTGATGTGGTTAGTGTGCCAGCTATTACTGTGTCACCATCTGAAGCGGCTACAGTAAACTTGTCAGCCCCCACCGCAAAGTTACCTGTAGAAGTAGTAGTCCCCCCTACAGCTAAATTACCTACAATCTGATTAATACCTTCTACTACATTAGTGCCATCACAAAACAGTATCATTGTTTTACCAGCGGGTACGGCGATACCAGTACCGCTAGCTGTCTTTAAAGTTAAAGCGTATGGGCCGTCTGACCCAGAATCCGTTGTACTGTTTGTAAATATATACATCTTACTTAGCGTGGGGACTATGACGTTTTGCGCTTGGGATCTAGCGCCTGTAATCTCAATCATAAGGTTACGTGACTGCGCTGTAGCCCCGTTAGCCGTGCTAAGTATAAGGTCACTAGTAGCGGTGTGTGCTATTGATACACGCCCAGCAATCGCCTCTTCAATAATTTCAGTTATCTGGTCGTTGATAATGTTACCCCAACCACCCGATTCTGTGCCCGGAACAGGTTTACTGATCTTTAATAGGTCAGTGTAGTTAATAGTCATTATTCAATCCTTACTATCGCATTGGTACTGTCTCCGGCAGGGAATGTCACCGTAAACGTACTGTTAGAAGTTGTTTTATCTGAGCCAAAATCTAATACAGCTATGGTTTTGTTTGATGCGCTAGAGTTGTATATTAATGCCCCACGCGCAGTGAACGTAGAAGTTGTCCACGTAGTATCACTAAAATCTATAAACGCTGTTGTACCACTAGATGTAGGAGCTACTTTAGTTAGCGTGTTGCCACCTGTGGTATACCCCGGCGCATCGTTTAACACTTGGCCAGTTAACCCATCGCTATAAGTTGTAGTATCAGCGTTTAGTGTAGCCGTGCTGTCGTACAAAGCTATCTTAATAGTGTGAGAGGTAAAGTTATGTACTGCCTCAAACAACTCTTTTTTAAACGATGTGGTAAGTGTCTGTGTAATAGCCATTTATAATACCTGCGACTTAGGTTGACCATTTCTATAAACGTCACCACGCAGTTTACCATCACCCATGTTTTTCAGTAACTGCATTGAATTTACAAACATTTTGTCGTACATGGCCACTATATCTGGATCGGCTTTCATAAATCTAGCCGCTTCTACTAACGCACCACTAAGTAGGGCAGAGTCAAAGTTATCGCCTAACCAACTAGTGGTAGTGGCTGATTTGTTGTCACCTGCTATAGAAGTTGGATATGCGGCGTACGTATGAATAAGGTCATATGCCGCGTCAGGTGTGGGGCCAAATACTAATGTATCTGCTCCGTATTGAGCATAATGCACCGGCACTCCTTGACCTGTGACGAGTGTGCTTGGGTAAGCCTCATTAATAAAATTGACATCTTTATTGAGTAGGAACGTTATAGTATTATTATTTTTTACTGCAATACTATAAGAATATAAATAATCCGTAGGCATAGCTAAAGTAGAAACACCTGCGTCTGTTTGTGACGTGGCCGTACCTTCTTCAGTTTTTCGTTGTGCGGGTATCTCTACTGAATTTAATATGGTCTGTTCAGCTTGTTGTATAAACGTTTTTACTTGTACTGCTGTAAACGTGTTTTCAGTAGTATCTTCTATGGCTGTAACTAATTCTGCGTAATTCATGATGTTGTCACCGTTACCGTGCCTACTTTACCGTTACCTACTAACGTGTTAGGTATTAGTATGTTATCACCACCGCCCACTGGATTATACCCATATTGCGTCAATCTACTGCTAGCTCTACCACTTGTACCTAGACTTGTGTCTGGGCGTGGGTTACGTATAGCTTGTGGGTCTTTTACTAATATGTCCCCCAACTTGTTTTGGGGGTGGTCTGGATCGTAGCAAGATCGGCAAACTTTTACGTTAGTTTCTCTACCACGAACAACCTCTATTTTTAACTTTTTAAGTTTAAACGTTTGCCCACAACGGTCACATATCGCTAACGCTTGCTTGTTAGAAGCAAACTTATTACCCATTAGTGGTAACCAATACTAGGTACAAAACGAGCTGACGTTTTTTCCCTATCCTCTGCGGCGGCCATGGCAAACTGTTCTTCGTATATAGCCTTTAACATATCCACTCTGGGCGCTAGTTCTGGCACTTTCATGGCAATATAGTACGCCAAACCAGCGACTAGGCAGGGTAAAAATCTAAATACAACATCAGGTAAGTTTACACCTGTACCTGCGTCACGAATTCTACGTAATCTAAAATAACAAAACTTGTACGCTTTATCGGGTTTAGGCCAGAAAGTAACGATTGGGTTAGCATTTGCGCCACCTAAACGCTCTATAAACATCTGTAGTGGCCTACCCGTAGCCTCTTTATTAGGTATTGACGCGTACGTACTAACACCTATTCTGTTTAACGTTAGGTCAGATTGTGTACTAGTTCCGGCATCTTCACGTATAAATTGCTCTATTACGTCTATTGTATCCGCGTCTAAAGCGTACTCTGCTACATTGGCAATAAGATCAGTGGTCTTTTCTTCTATAGTCCACATGTTAATGCCACGATTAGCCCACTCAATAGTCAGTAGGTTCATAGATCGACGGGCAGTGCGGAGATCATAACCAGAACGCATCTCGCGGCCAGCACGTTCCCACGCTTCTTCCGCGATTTCTGTGAAATCCATGTTAAATGATGCAGTATTCGATACAGTAGCCATAAGTTACCTACGTATATAATGTTTTCTTGCGACGTTGTACTTTACCACAACCCCTAGCAATCTTGCGTTTACCCTTTGCTAGACCACCTTCCTGCATCTTTACAGTAGCAGGTTTAGTATTTTTAACCACGGTCTTCCCCTTAGAGCCTTCGCGCTTCTTTTTCTTAGCGGTAGCGGCCTTCTCGCCTTTACTCAACGAGTTAGCCTTACTGCGTGGTAAGCAACGGTCGGGGTTCTTTTTGTCCTTAGACGTGCCGCATTTGCCCTTGACTTTACCGTCAGTGCCTATGCGAACCCAGTCTTGGTCAACCCACTTTTTGAGATCACCCATTACTTTTTCTTCTTTTTGCCCTTGCCGTAGCTAGGGTCTTTGCAATACTTAGATGCGGCCATGTTCGCGTACGCGCTAGGGTAAGTATCAAATGTGCGTTTAGCCCACGCCTTACCGGATGGGCATATCTTACCACCAGACTTGTACCTAACTACTCCGCCTGAGTTGTATGAACGCATAACTACCTCATTTTACACTTACGAACGCCTTTCTTAGCAATACCGGCTCCGCGTACTTTACCTTTAGACTTAGTCTTTTTATCTTTCTTCTTAGCAACGCCGCCGTTAGCATAACCTTTCTTGGCCATACCGCCACCTTTCATGCCGGGCATTTTAGGAGCCATACCACCACCGCCGCCGCCGGCCATCATTTCAGCCATTTTCTTTTTCTTGCGTTGTTCAGGGGTCATCATGTTAGGCATAGCACCACCGGGAGCGCCACCACCACCACCGCCCATAGGCATACCGCCAGCCATATAGCCTTTCTTAGCCATACCGCCTTTCATATAGCCTTTTTTGGCCATACCGCCTTTAGCCATTTTACCTTTGCCATCAGCCGCGAAAGCAGGTACTTTTTTACCATCTTTCTCAACCATAGGTAGTTTACCACCACCAGCAAAACCTTTTTTCTTCATTTTTTTCTTATCCATTGTCTGTATCCTCTGCGTAGAGATTGTTAAACACTCGTTGTGTATCCCAAACATATTCTACATCTTGTTTTGAGTGGTAGATATGCTGGTTTGGTTTAAAGTCTGGCGCACCTTGTCCTGTTTCAAACCATGCTGGGTGTGTAACCCTGACACGATTGTTTGGTAACGCCACCATGTTTCCTTTGTATGGCCCATCTAACAACTCCAAAACGTGTGACTGCTTGTGTTGCGCTGGGTCATCCG